AAAGCAGATAAAGAAATCCGTGAAAAATTTAAACCAGCTCCACAAACTTTAGAACATAAAAAATTTCAAGAACAAAATAGAGCAACTTTAAAACCTCCTATTAGAAATAAACGTAAGACAAAATTGACAGCAGAAGAAGCTGTTAAAACAGTTAGTGTTTTACAAGATTTATCTTTGATTCCTGAACCTACATATAAACACTTTAAAGAACAAGTTGGTGCTAATGCTGAATTAACCATTAACACGAAAGGTGTGGGTTACATTGCTTTAAAAACCAAACCTTCTGAGCGTGTGGGTGTAGCTACTTATTTTGCAGGGAAAGTTCATACTGTTCGACATATATTTTTTAATGCAGATGGTACTGATTTAAAAACTAATTTTATTCCTTCAGAAGTTTATTTTGTCCTTGGCAATCAATTCTATAGTTTTATTCCAAAACCAATGGAATTTGATGATCAAACTGATTATTGTCGTCTTACTTTAGAAGTTGATCAAGCAAGAAAATTAGAAGAAATGTTAAATAGAACTACCCCCTACAAGTTAAATATTTCAACACCACAAGTTGGAGAAAAAATTTGTGCTGTTTTACCTAGTGCTTCAGGGTTAATGACAGAAACAGGTCAAGTTTTGCAAGTTAACCAATTAATTCCAGGTGCTGCATTTGCACATTTTCAACATGATTTGAAAACCTCTCGGTCATATTCTGGAATGCCATTTTTCTCTTTAAAAACCGGTGCGTTAGTGGGTTTTCATCGTGGTGGATATACAAATACTCAACAAAATTATGCAATACAAATGGATCGTAAATTTAATATTAAAATTAAAAGCAATCAAAACATTCAAAGTATTAATGATTCAAAAAACTGTTAGAGCCAACCCCACTAATTTTGCCTTCAGCTAATTTTTCATTTTATTCACATTTGCATAAGAAAATCAATGATAATGAGAAGTTCTACCATAATGTGGAACTCCTTAATATTGCTCAACAAAATGATTTTTTTATACCTTCACAACATTATTTAGCAGTTAATAATTTAGACAATCTGCGAAATGATTTTAATAAATTTCATCAAACTAGAGTTACTTATTTTGATGAAAGAAAATTACGCATTGCATTTTTAGCATTAGAAAATATTTTAACAACTGAAGTACCTCATCTTAGACAATGTCAAGTTTTAGATTTCGAAACAGCAATCACAAAAGCAGAAAATAATACATCTTGTGGATATACATACAAACAATATCCTTATAACTGTGTTAAGAAAAAAGATGTTTTTGAAAAATTTAAAACTGATTTGGAACATAAAATCAATGAAATAAAACAAGGTAAAAATGTTGAATGTATTTGGGAAACTTGTCCAAAAGTTGAGATCAGATCTTTAGAAAAAATTCTAAATTCAGATCTTTCCAAACGTAAACAGAGAACCTTTTTAAATTGTGATTTAGTTTCATATATCGTCTGCATTATGTTATACTCTCATCAAAATGATCTTTTATTAGAATTAGTTAATGGTAATTCTTGGTCAGCAGTTGGTTCTTCAATTTTCTATGGTGGTTGGCACAAATTAGCTTGTCGTTTAACTTCTAATCCAAATTCAAAGGGTAAAGTCAAATGTTTTGATATCAGCCAAATGGAAGCTAGTATAACACCAATATTTTTTGAACTTTTATATGGTTTGCGCAATAAATTTCTTTATAATTCTAAAGATTTTTTAAATCTCCAAGAATGGTTTGTTGACAATAAAATATATTCAAAAGTTTTAGATATTGATGGTTATTTAGGTATCAAAAATGGAGGAAATCCTAGTGGTTGTGGTAATACTCTTACTGATAATACATTAATTTGCAAGGTGATATTACTTTATCATCTGGTAAATTATTTAGAAACCCTAGCTCCAGACAACACACTAGTCACAGTTGATTTTCGTCAAGTAGTTGAATTACATGATGAAACTCCTGCTGCATTAATGGGTGATGATACAATTATGGCAGATTTACCATGTTGGGAAGGTTTAATAGAATCAGCTTTTCAATTAGGTTTTATTTTTACAGAAGAAACGACAGGAGCTGTTGAACTTACACAATCTAAATTTTTAAACTTTTCCTTTATCTTCAACATTCCAAATTTTATGTATACTTTCGTTCCAAATTATGATAAACTTTTTGCTAGTCTTTATTTTTATAGAAAGAAAAATAGTTGGAGGTTAACGCTTGCAAAGCTCTCTGCAATGAAAGTATTGTGTTATAGTTCCTCAGGCACTAAGACAGATTATTATAAAGTCGTTAAATATTATATAGATTATAT